GACTCTACCTGCCATACTTCTCTCCTAAGGGAAATTCCTGTAACACTGAGGCATTACAAGCATTATATTATTTGTTTATATTTATCTGTTTAGCTCAAATCTTGTGCTGTAACAAACCTATAAGCGGGTCTATATGGATAAGTTAGATATATTCCACCGTCTTGTCCATCACCTGCTTGTACAAATGGGCCAGTAGTAGCGTATCCATCACCTGGCTGAAGAGTTACTGTTGGTTCATAAGTACCTGGTTGAGGAGCACCTTTACCCAAATTAAAAGAGCCCCCGGTAGGATTACCGTCTACAAATGGTGAATTAGCATGGAAATAATAATAGTAATTTTCTTGGTCTGTGCCGCGTCTTATATTAAAGTTCCAAGATCTTGTTAGTGGAAGTCCTGGTCTCCTTTCTGGTACTTCAGGTCCTTCTGCAATTTGTCTATTTTCATATCCATATGGACTGTTAGTATCACTGCCATAGCCGCCAAATGCACTACCGCCTTTAGTACCGTTGCCATCATTAGCACCAGCAAATATAACATGTTCTTTAAAGTTATTTGGAAATGCAACATTAGAAGCATTGTACGCTAAATCTGTTTCATATGGTGAAAGAGATATGAATGCATAACCAGGCGTGCCATTACCACCACCGCCTCCATTGCCGCCATTAAACCCACCACCTGATGGGTTTAATGATCCATCACCGCCTCCTCTTGCTAGTCTACTTAATGATGCAGTTCCATTAAAAATAACAGTATTACTATCTCCGGCTCTAGTGCCCACTGTCATTGTGTATGTTCCTGCAGAAACATTTGCTAAAGGATAACGTAAAAGACCAAGTTCACCTGCACCTGCGCCACCTCCGTAGCCTGAGTTGCTATATGATCTACCACCTGCACCAATAATTACTCCTTTGAAACACAATCCTTCATCCCAATAATTTTCTTGAGTTGTTGAGTATACATTACCTGTTGCATTTGCATTTACATAATATTGATTGTGCCAAATATTAGCATTGCCATCATAATTACCAAAGTTTGTTACTGTCAATGTAGAATTGCCATTTGATGTAAATTCATGTCTTTTACTAGCAATTAAATAGCCTTTGTTTATATCTGCATTGCTATATGCACTATCATCACTATCTGATTCTGCTAAAACATTGGCTACTACTTCTGTATCACCGCCACTTATTGTTATAGGTGTAACTTCATACAAAAATACAGTGTTAGAATTTGCTACTGTAACATTGCTATTAGGTCTTATCAATCTAAAATCAATTTCTTTGTGCCCACCACTGCTGGTAACAGTTTTTGTGATAGTAGCATTGCCGTTTGCATCTGTTGTGATATTTCCAGCTATAGTTGCATCAGTAAAATCACCTGTTACAACTCCTGTAAATTCATAATCCATTGTGACATTTACAAAATTTGTATCTATATCATATGTTACTGTGGTAGCATCAAGCACTTCAAAATTATTTTGCCACGTACTACTGTTAGCATGAGTAGTATTGCCGCTGAACACTAAATTTATAGTCACAGCAGTGTTGATAGGTATTCCTGGTCCATTACCTAACTGTACATTTTTGTTCTGAAACTTGCTACTACCTAAAGGCATTTATTCTCCTATTATTTTAAACTAGGCGTTGTTGGCCACACTACATCATCCCAACAATGACAACTGTCAATATCCATATCTCTGAGTGCTTGTCTGTATGTGGCCCATTGTGCTTTTAATTCTGCTGATAGTGGTGAGTCTGCGGCTTGTGTCCAATCACTTTTACTCAATCTATAGTTTCTCATTGTTCTGCATTCTTCACAAAAAGGCACAGGTTGTATGCCTGGTTTGCTTTCTACCACATGTGGATCAACACTAACGTTCACGCGGAAGTTGTTAGGATTATCCACTGCACCAATAACACTTTCAGGTTTACATGTCATGTTAAACCTTGCGTTTGCCGCACAATTTTGTTCTGCATGGCTCTGTTTTGTGTAATTTTTTACACTGTAAATATAGCCAGTTTCACTGTTATAAAATACATATCTCATTATCTTAAATCTCTATATCCATCACCTTTGTTGTTTCTGATCAAGTCACCTTTAAATTTAAAACCTCTTTGTCCTGTGCCTGTTTGATCCAAACTGGTGTTACCATATGGTTGTATGGTGATATTTGCTGGCAAATATTTTTTACCAGTTGTGACCACGTTTGCCTCTGTAGCGGCTGCGTTGCCTCTGTCTGGTGAAATTTCAAGACTGAAGTTATCTGATAACACTGGCGGTATAGCAGTGTCAAATGATGCTATAATACCTTCACCAAACTGGTTATCATACACAATGAGTCCTGTGGGTTCTAAGTTGGCTTCATGCACTTCTTGATATGCAACATTGTTACCCACTTGGAATGCTAAAGTTGCACCGTTTGTAACATTCAAACTACCAAAAGGCACCACTGAATTCAATGTGGTGTATTCACCATAGTCAATACCACCTAGTGGTATCACTGTTGCTGGTTCAAATATACTGTTAGCACCTGTGATCAATTCTGTTCCTGTTGGATCACCCGCGGCGTATACCATTGTGGTGTTAGCGGCTGGGTTTTCATCCACTTGCAGTGCAACACCAATATCTAATATGTCTTTGTTTGAAATATATCCAGTGTTTTGAGATATATTGATATTTGGAATAGTGGTTGTTTCTGTTTTCCAATTACCGCCGTTACCTACACCAAATATGCCCAATTCAACGTTGAAACTAGGCAGTTGAGGTCCACCTGGAACTCTAGGATCAACAGGTGGAAGTGGAGGAACCGGTATGGTCACATTTGTGTTTGTTTCTGGTTCAAATGTGCCACCTCCATGTGGTGGTATTGTGAAACAGGTATTTCCTCCTTGTCCAAAAGGTGTTACATAACCCAAATCAATACAGATATGTTCAACACCTGGTATGTTTGGTGTGGTAATTGGAATTGTGATAGTGGGATCTGTAGGATCTGTATTATCTATGCCGGGTATGTTGATGTTTGCCCAATCAATATTGCCATAATCTACATTTCCAACAATGTTACCATTGCCTGGATCATATATGTTTGCATTTGCGTTACCAGGATCTGTGATAATGATATTGCCTGGTATGTCAATGATTGCATTACCCCAAATACCTGTCCACCATCCTGGAATACCTGGTAATCCAATAGCACTTTTTGCTTGTATGGTATTGTGTTCATATACTGAATCTGCATATTCCATCAACACCACTTTGGTTTTAAGCATTCCTTCTGGTGTTTCCATTTCAGCAATTCTCATGCAACGGAATAATTTTTCATTATAACCATATAAACTGTTTGTGACTTTTACCACATCACCTACATCTACCTGTAATGCTTCATATGATGCATCAAATTCCAACATTGTGCTGATTCTACTTTGACGCAAATCAATGTTTGCTAAATTATGTACTCTGGTGTTGTCATTTACTAATTCAAATCTTGTTTGCAGAGGATTATCAGGCTCATTTGGGTTTCTATCACCTGCAGGTGTGCTTACTATAACAATGTCTGTTTGGTCTTGGTTATCCAGTCTAGGATATTCTGCTTCAATGCTGTTGTACATTGAATATAATTCTGTTGAACTGATTGATATTTTGCTCAATATGTTGTCATCATTGAACACAAAAGCATTTGCTTTTTCTGCTAAGGTTTCTGCTCTGTTTGGCACAACCTTGAATTTACCTGACTTGTTGTCATATGTAAAGAAAGTAGCACTACTTTGACAAATTCTGTCTATGTTTGTTTTTACATCTTGATATGTTGATATCATACCATCAATTTGCCATCTGCTGTGATATGCTGTGACATTTGATGTATTGATATAATCAACATTACCATAAGTGCCATTGATATTACAGTAATCATACATGTCATCAAATGAACTTATCACTAAATCAGTGTTTGCAAGTCCTGCACCATATCTATCATTTTGCAAATAATCTAACAACACGTTACTTGGTTCATGTAGTGTGTTTTCAATATCAAAAGTGAGTGTGCCTAATTGTGTTAAACCGTTTTCTGGATCATAGTCCATTTCAAATACTGCATACACTAGGTCTTCATAATTTGTTGTTGCACTAATTGTTGACAACAATGTTTGTGCCGCTACTGGTGTTCCTGTTGTAGGAAATATTTGGTTTGCATCACTTTGTGCGTTACCTGCATACACTCTCATACGCATTTTGCCATTTACTCTGGTTGATGATGTGGCATTTGGGTCTGTGATTGATATAACACTTGCACCACTAAAGTTCAGTGTGGCATCACCTCTTTTTACACTGCGTAATGTGTATGATCCTGAATCTGTTTTTTCACCTATAACCATCACATATATCATGGTGTTGTTTTGATTGGTGATACCTGCATCAACCATGATGGCACCTGTGTTTACTCTACCATAAAACACTGGTATTCTGTTGTCTGTGCTAGGTGCTAACTGAACTTTAACACCTGGATCTTTTGCTTGTTGTACACCTGGTGGTTTGAATAATCCTGATGCTTTTGCTGTTGCAACTGCTAAACCAGCCGCTAATAAACTGGTACCTATACCAATTGCACCACTAAAAGTCATTGCCGCGGCAAATGTTGCGCCAAATCCTGCACCAAAACCTAATGCTGTTACTATTGCACTTGCTATTGCTGTAAAAACTGCCATCTACACACCCTCATACACATAATTTGTTTCAATTGGACGCCATCCACGTTTTTTCAAGTTAAAATCTGGTGAAATTTCCATGTTTGTGAGCGTAAAAGTGTCAATTATGTTTTTTTCTACCATTTTTTCACCACATTTAACATATTCTTTGAGCAATCTATAACCTAAACTGCTACCTCTGTGTTCTGGTTCTACCCACCAAGCAATTTCTTTCATTGCTTTGACATTTGGTAACCAAACATCTGGTGCTATTCCTGCAATCAACATGCCTTGAATCTCACCTTTGATCTCTCCTACCAATATTACACCTTGTTGTATAAATTGGCATAACAATCTTCTCACATACTGATCATTGTATTGTGGATTATGTTGTGCAGAAAATGGTGATGAATTGGCAAAATTTATCATCATCTCCATTATTCTGTCAAAATCTTGTATTGTTGCTGTTCTAATCATACTATCTAAACTGGAAGTTTCTACCAAAGTCTCTGCCTGGGCCTCCGCCTCCGCCTGGACCACGGCCGCCACCACCTCCATATCCAGAGCCTCCAGTGTATTCTCTACCAAAGTCAAACTGTACGTTCTGTAATTCTGGAACTCTGTAAAATGTTTGATCTCCAGGATAGAATTTATCTCTGTCTGTGGGAGCAGTTCTTTGTCCTGCAATCTTGTTTTCTAAAATGGTGTTTATGCTGGCACAACTCACTGCTATACTGTTTGTGAGTTCACCATCTAGAATGTTTTCTGTTTCTTCTACTGTGAAATTTGTTATTATACCACTAAATCTTTGAAACACATTAGCACTATCTACACTGTAATCATCATTGAAAAATGCTCTATAAACTGTGACCTCTCCACCTTTGATTGGTGAATTTAATACTTCTGCCATGTAATCTTCATTGCTTGGTATTCCACTTAATCCAATTGTGATATCACCATTTGTGGTTTTGATATCTTCTGTGAAATCACTTATTTGCAAAAATGCACCCAGTTCAGTGTAACTGTTTGAGTTATATGTTATTGGTTTCCATGCACTGCTCAAATAATAAACATTTGCATCCAATGTTAAATCAATCAGCAAACAATGTTTTACTTCAGGAAGTGTTACTGGTGTGATTGTGGTTGCCATTAAGTGATAACCTCTACTAATTCTACATCACTGTCTAACACAAATCTATCATGGGGTATGATTGTGTAAGTGGGTTTATTGGTCATTTTAACATACCATGACACATTAGATCCTAACAACACATTTTTACCTGCAGGTGTATATCCTGATTGATCAATAAAGTTTCTGTGTATTGGCACAGTGATTGAAGTTGCATTCCAAGTAACGTCTGCTGTTACTTGATAAGGATATCTATAACCTGTTGCTGGTTGTATGAAGTCACCTTTTTTGAGTGCTACACCTGATCCAGTTGCACTGATTGTGTTTAACACTATGTTGCCGTTGCTGGCACTTGTGATAGTTGGTGAACCACCTAGTGTGCCTTGCAATGCTGTGATATAACTTAATCCTGTGTTTGTTGATCCAATATCTACATTTTCTTCTGTGGTGATATCTAAACTGTCTAATTCTTCTAACACTGCTCTGTTATCACTGTAACTGTATCCTGCATTTACACCCACAATGAATCTATATGGTCTATTACTGGTAACTTCTGCAGTCAACAATTTACCACTTCTTGAAATTGTTTGGCTTGCAAGTTTTTTCTTATCTACTGTGATAAAACTTGCTCTATCTATGATTGTTTGTATTCCCATTATGCTGGCATCCTCCTTTGTCCTACTCTAGTAACATTGTATATAAATTCTGGATCTTGTGCTACTAATTGTTTGAAACTGTAAGCGTCTACAGCATTGATGTTGTATGTAACTGCTTGTCCACCTCCACCGCCTAACATTGATAGACTGTCTTCATGTGAACTAACTGTTGCTGGCCCCCGTACTAATTCTGGGCCGCCTTCCCCGGTTATGGCAAATCTTCCACTTGGAATATATCCACCTGTTGCTTTACCTCCAGAAAATAAACTGCCAAACAATCCACCGCCAGCGCCACCGCCTCCAAACATGCTGAAGAATCCACTAACAACTCTCATTGTTTGGAATTTGATAATTTCTGCTAACAGTGATTTAAATAAATCTTTGAAACTGAGTTTGCCTGTTTCCACAAAGCTCATTATGGCATCTGTGATACCATCAGTGAATGTGTTGAATATGTTTTCTCCATATGCCGCGGCGTCTTGTGCATTGGTTTGGAATTCCTCAAATGCTCTAGCCCAGCCAGCACTGAATGTGTTAGAACCTTCTGTGCCATCACCATCACCATCTTTTTTAGGATCTAATTTATTTAACTGTGTTCCATATTCTGCTAAAAACTTTTCTACTGCGGCTCTAGCATTGTCTAATGCGTTGCCTACTGCACCCGTCATTCCTTGTTCTGTGAATGTGCTGGTTAGTCCTATAGCATCAAAAAGTTTATCACTTAGTTCACCTAGTTTTTCTTTGGCCTCATCTATGTCAATTCTACCAAATGTGACTTTTTCTGCTAAATCAATATCATCTAGACCTGGTATTTTGTTGTATGCTTCTATCAGTGTGTTGATAGCATCAACACCTTTGTTTACCATCCATTCAAAAGCACCAATAATTTTATTGATTAAACCTAACACAATGTCAACACTTTGTGTAATGGCTAAAATAATCAATTTGCCTTTAGTGCCTAAGAATAAAAATCCTATGATACCTATTGCTTTTAATTCTGCTGGTAAACCATCTAAAAATCCTATGAGGTTCTTAAGACCCGTTAAGGCAATGCTGAATACAGGAGCAAGAGCATCATAAATTGCGGCTCCTGCCAATAATGCATTACTGATAACTTTGAATATGCTGTCAGCAAGTCCATCAAAGAAATCATTTAAACTGTCATCTGAAACTAATTTGGTAATTTCTTCTACAAATGACCCAAAGCCAATTGCCAGTACTTTGAAAAATCTACCAAAACCTGCTTGGAATAATGAGTCTCTGAGGTCATCAGTGGCATCACCTAAGTTGTTTAGTATTTGGTTGAGGTTTTGTGCTCTTGCTAAACTGGCACCACCAAATTGTTCTTCTAAACCCTCAGTTAGTGCGGCAATAATCTGTCTAGCACCTTCTGCTGTTTTACCTACTTCTGATATTTCTAATCTGGTTAAACCTAATTTTTCTTCTAGGATAGCAAATACAGGAATACCTCTGTCTGCTAGTCTGTTTAATTCTTCTAAGCCTAAACCACCTGCTGTTGTTCTAGCAACCAAATCAATCATTGACTGGAAAGCACCCAGTTCATCTGTGGTCACAGATGCCGCATCAGCAAATGTTCTTAATAATTTTTCTGTGGGTTCTACACCAGCGGCTTTTAACTGTACAAAGTTTTTGGTAAGTTGTTGCACACTGAATTGTGTTGTTTTGGCAAACTTTTTGACTCTGTCAAATGCGGCTGAGCCTTCTTCTATACTGCCAAATACTGCATTCAGTGAACTACGCAAGTCTTCAAAACTTGCACCTGTTTGAGCAATACTTTGCAAGCCTCTGACAGCACCTACAATACCACCTGCGGCGGCAGCCAGTTTTAAGAAACTGCCTGATACTGAATCTGCACCTTTGCCTAGACCTGCTAAACCTGTTTTTAATTCTTTGAGACCTCTGTTAGCACTACTGCTGTTAAGATCTACACTGATATTGACATCTGCCATACGTTTTACCTACCTAATTCTTTTTTTATCCTACTTTTAATTTCTTTAGTGATAAAATCTTTTGTGGGTTTTGAAAACCCATACTTTCTACCCTCAGGTGATACTTTGTTCTTTTGAAAGTTACTCCTATCAATATAAGAACTGTATTCTGCAGATGAATTCAATGTGGTTTTACCAACTAATCTTTGATTATTTCTGGCATAACCACTGCGTTTAGCAGTGTGTCTTTTCATTTCTGGTAATGCATCTTTGAATACTTCTTCAATTATACCATCAATTCTTTGAAGTTTTAATAGTGCTCTTCTAGCATCTACCCTCACTGCAGGTTTACCTGTTTTACCTTTGAATAATGTTCTTGCTGAGTTACCAAATGTTGCAATCAATCTACCGTATGCTACACCCAATCTGGTAGCACCTGCTCTAGCAACTGTGGCCAACCTGGCAACAGAAACTGTGGTAGCTCTAGCCAGTGTAACTCCTGTTACTCTAACTATGCCTGCTAAAATTGGTAACGCCATATCTATCCTCTAAAATTCTTAAGAGCCTGTTGCAATTGATCTGTATCATATGCTTTGCCTATATCATGCTTGGCTCTAGGGTCCTTTTGTTTTTGTTTGTATTCTCTAACTGTGTGTGCCACATCAAATACCAACATATCAAAAGTGTCTGCACGTCTTAGGATTTCACTGGGTAAAAGCCCATATGTTTCTCCCATCACATGCAACATACACAACATATTTGTATCTGGGCTTTCTAGAACAATGTGATGGTTTGTTACTTTCCCAAATGTTGTGAAATCAAATTGATAGCCTCCATGAGGACATCAATTGGCAAGGCTTCTCCATCTTTCATCACTGGATTGCCTGCTTCATCTAAAATCAATTTTTCTATTACTGACGCAATTTCCATAACATTATCTTTGGTGGCAGTGGCCAACTTGGCAAATACGTCCAGTGGTTGTCTGTCATAAAAGTGGAATGTTACTGATTCACCGTATTTTTCAACAAGTTCTTGCTTGTCAATGGTGATTTCTATAAGTTTGGGTTTTGCGGCTAATTGTTGTATTTTCATATCTATAAATCCTTTTTACTATTTTCTAGTTTTAAATGGTGAATTGCTGTTAGTACAAATGCAATTCTACTTTTTGTTTTTTTGATGTCTGCTTCTGCACAAGAGAGTTCACTCTTGCACTTTGCTACTTCCATCTCCAACGTCTGGAGTATCTCCTCCAACGTCAGTTTGTTCCAAATCTGCATGTGTTTGTTCCTTATATTTATCTGCCTTTTGTGTTTTATCACCGTAATGATATGCTAAATCACTGGCTTTTACTTTGACTCCACCCACAGTAATTTCCTTGCGGCCTTCTTCAACACACAATTGTGTGTACAACCGTCTAATTTTGGGTTGGTCAAATAAATTTAAAATTCTTTTATCATATTTCATATCTTTTTACCTCTTAAAGGTGTAGTGGGCATAACGCCCACTACTGATTTTTACTGCTGAATTAAGCAATTGTACCTGATGTGTAATCACCTGAGACCAAAATCTCTAGAGGTGAAACCCACACTGGCGCTGTTGCTGAAACAGTTGGACTAAGACCACTTAAATAACCTTCTCCCTCAATGTACCTGTCTCCACTAGTGGAGCCCTGCCAATACATTCTAAAATACACTTTGGTTTTTGCATTTGTGATGTCAAAAATACCACTGGTACTTCCTTCACCAGTAAAGAAAGTTGTTGGGTCTAACACCGCATTCAAACTTAAACTGTTTGTACTTGGTGTAGTAACAACATTACTACTTAAACTATCAAGTTGCTGCCACTCAAAAGTGCCAGGTTGTGCGTTGACAGTTATGTCCTGTAAGGCAGGTAAAGTCATTACGTTTGATGTATCAGCCATAGCCGCGTTTGCATTAGCAAAGTCACCGCTGGCGTTGATATCCAACTGTACAAATTCTGCAGTTTCATTTACTGCTATATAAGCCATATTATTCTCCTATGGTTTTTATACTGTTATAAACGTAAAAATAAATGTGTAAGTGGTCACATCTGCATCAATTTCAGTATTCATATTTACGTTTCTAGATATGATACCATCCACTGTGGTAAGATCCTTGGCGGATCTAATGCCACTTAATACACTACTTAAATTACTAGGTTCATTTTTAGCATCTACACTTAAATACACAGGCACAATGGTTTCAGTTTGATATACATCAACTCCATTGACCACTGGAATAAGTTCTGATACTTCTACACTGTCCTCTCCAACATAAACTGTTTTCATGTTGCTACTGTAAAGTGCAACATCATTAGACTCCCATGGTAACTCAGTGCTCACACCAAAATTAGTATAAGCACTGATGTTTGTTACTATTTGAGTTCTAAGTTCAGTTCTCATTATTTGACTCTCACAATAGATTTTCTGCCTCTGGTTCTTCTAGTAAGTGCAAATTTAGTCAATTTTTCACTGCTTTCCACAGTGCCATCACCATCTAGGTCATAAAAATCACCCATTGATAATAGTTCATTGAATAAGTCTTGAAAACGTGTATCAAAATACTTCATTTTCTCAACTTCTGCACTTTCTGGATTACTAAAGTCAGCAATCTTTGGATACAAATAACTTGAGAGAGTGTGGTAGACGCAACATTCTGTCCAATCTGCTTGTCTTTCAAACAAATTTGGGTTTGGAGTTGGTAGATCTGCAAGTGTACTGAATCCTAATCCAGCAAAATTGCTGTATTCTCTCCACCAATCTGATGCTTTGATTTTTTGAATAATTCTGTCAGTGCTACGCTCTAACATGTCTTCCACAATATCTTGTGTTAGACCTTCATTTTTTTCAAATACTCTTTGATCAGTAGAAGTTACATCAGTGTATTCTGCAAAACTGATTACATTTCCTCCTGCGTCTGTTATAAATGCCACAATATGCTCCTAATGTTTACCTGCTATTAAACAGCCGCCGCGTTTGCGTTAGTTGTTAAGTTGTTTGTTCTAAAGAACATTGAACCTACAGCAGAACCTAACAATGATGTTAGTAATGCTTGGTTACCAAGGTCACTTAGACTTGCAATTCCACTAGCACCAACGTTGTTTAGTTCAGAAACAAGAGCGTACTCTGTTGCTGGACCAATAAACGCCGCATACATTGACCCATCCATACTTGGGGTATTGGTTGATCTCAAAGATGACACCGCGTGTTGAAATTGTGCTAATGTTGCAACGTTAGCCGCACTAGCAATAGTGTTAGAACCTGCTACTAGAGCAATTCTGTCACTAGCAATAGATTTAAATCCATTTCTAATTGTACCTCTGAATTCATGAGTATCAGTGTCTGGGTTGAACCATACGTTTACTGTAGGTTCTCTCTTAACACCATATGCCAATGAATCTGGGCCCATCACTGCGTTTACTTCAACTGCAACGTTTGTTCCTGCTTCACCATAGTTGGTTGCGCCTGAACCTGCAATTTCACTAAATCCTGCTAAGTCAGATGCTTGTGAAATTCCACCGGATAATCTTGCAAGAACTTGTTGTCTTACTAGACCAATACCGCCGTCTTCAATTGCTTCTTCAGTAATGTCTGTCCAAGATGCTCTCTTGGAAATTGTTAGTGAAACACTTGTTGGAACAAAGTCATTCTGTGCAGCCGCGGTATTTGAAATACTTGCGTTTTCATTGACTACTTGTCCGTCTGTGTAAGCGTTCACAACTGGAATCTTGATAGTGTTACCACTTGTTCCAGTAATATCATAAAAGTTTCTCATAAACTGAGGGTTAGGAAGCAAAACCTGATCTTCATAATAAGGTACAAGTGATGCTACTATGTCAGCGTATAAGGCACTTACGTTTGCTGATAATGTTGCCATAATTTTTCTCCTTTAAATGACAAAATTTGTTATACTTGTTTACTTGCTTTTATAGTGTCCATAACATTTTTATGTGTTATTTGACTTGCAAGTAATGATGGGTTATTTGTTCTATATTTAACCCATGCAGTTCTATATGCATTATCACTTTTTAATCTGCCTTCATCTACCAGTTTGCTATCAGCACTGCTGTCTGCAGGAGATTTGTCAGTGTTTATGCTGTCAATACCTTTCTTGGCAAATGGTAAACCCAATGTTTTACCTACAAGTTCTACAGCACCTTTGTAATCTGGTGTTTCACCATCAGTGGTTAAGAATTCATCTCCACTCTTGATCACAAAAGTTTGATCTTGGATCTGCATCATGCCACGTGCTTTCATAAGGTCAACTACAGCGGCTCTTTGATCCGCACTCCAACCTGCTGGCATGGCATTTTGGAGGTTGCCCATATGATCCTTAAGTACTAATTCAGTTTGTAACTTGGTAACTTGACTTTTGAGGTCTTCTAATGAAGCCTCTCTTTTCTTAACAGCATCTCTCAAACTCTGCACATCCAATGTGCTTTGTTCTTGATTGCTGTCAACAGTTCTAAGTTCACTAATAACTGATTTGACTTGATCAAAACTGTCTACGTCTAAGTCCTGTAGCACTTTGCTTTCTGCTTGTGCTTTGGCATTAGCCGCAATCTTGTTTGTTTCATCTCTGGTATAAACTCTTACACCATCAATAAACATTTTACCATCTTTAACTTCAACACTGGGTGTTTCAGTTTGGGTACTAACTTCAGATTCTACAGCATCTGTAACTGGTGCCATTTCTTCAGTGGCTACTTCTGTGTTTACATCACTCATTTGTGCTTCTCCTTTTTATCCCTCAGAGTGTGGGTAATTTGTTATAAACTGTTTTCACTGTAACTGCCATTCAGCAGTTGTTGTATTCTTTTCTTTAATCCGTCTTCAATGTCTTCATAGTCTTGATTTTTATCAACACCATACTTAGACATCAATGCGGTTTGTAATTCTGGATGCGTTGCAAATGGCATATAAATCATTACACCATCTTCTTCATGTGTGTGGAATCCAGAACCACCTAATTCTTGTGCTCTTGCTTCTGCTAGTTCTTGACTGGCATAAACTTCAAGATCTTCATATTGCTCTATTTCCTCATTGTGAGCAAAACGTTGTTTGTATTGATCATACAACATCAACATGTTGTTGATTTCATCAATCTCATAACTGATAGCACGTTTACCATACTGTCTGTTATATGAGATATAAAACTCTTCTGGCATTTCAACATTTAGCCAATCAAACCATATACGCCACAAATTGTATTCTGAGTTTTCTAACTGTACTGCTTTGCGTCTCACAAATGCTTCTAGTTTTGAATCATACTGTTCAATTTGTACGCCACTACGTGATGCTTTGATCAAGTCATCACTTCTGATCATGGCTATTTGGTTCATTTTTTCTATTTTTTGATCTACCAATTTAGATATTTGTTCTACACCCTGCATTGGTGGTGCTTTGAACTCATACACATATTGTGGAGTTCCGCCTACTGATCCTGGTACTCTTAAAACTGTACCTGGCTCAGCACCAACTTTGCCATCATTTAATTCTGATGTGTTTTCATCTACCAAGTTTACAGGATGTGATCCATATGTTATTGCACTATACAATTCACCAAAGTCACCATAAATGCTTCTTTGGATTTGTGCAATATCAAATGTTGGAGTATGTCCTACACCGTTATAAATCTTTGTGCCTTGATAAATTGGAATACATGGTATGTAACCTAATTCATTTTCAGTTACAGTTCTCATGAAGTCACCTTCATCAATGACTTCTAAATCTGTTGCTATATCTATTTCAACTGAATCATCTTTTGGTGCATATATAGTTTCAATGGTTTCTGGTGTGAAGTATCTGTATATGGTTACTTCATCATTGTCTGTGAGTTGAATTAGCAGTTTTTTCAACACTAGATTACCAGCGCCATCATATGCGTATTCCCAGTTCAACACTTCTAGTGGTGTGTGCATTTTGAATAGAGGATATTCTGAGTCTGTGTACTTCACACAACTGACCCACATAACACCAAACACTGATGTTAGCAAGTCTAGTTCACTCATGAATTCATTTATGCTGTCACCTTCACCATCTGCATTCATTAAGAATCTTTCTAGTTCTGGTCTTTCTGGGGTTTGTCTGTGAGGTGGGCTATTGAACAGCATGGCGTTCCATTCTGAACAATATAATCTCACATAAGGAAATAGTGGGGTGTTTTGTAATTTTTCCCAATAAAATGTGCCTTCATAGTCACCCAAACCTCTGTCTGCGTCTGAGCTGGTGGCACTGTAATTTACAAAACTTTTGTGCGTACCTGTGACTGTACCGGTTGTGTCCATGTCATAGGTTCTAATAGTTTCTGAAGCAGTTTCAGTATCAGTTTCATATGCTCTCAAATATTTGCCGTGTCTGTATTCAACACCGCCTATGTAACTTTTGAATGCTAGTTGCCAATCCGCAAAGTATCTTTCATACAGCGGATGAAGGCTAGACACAAACTCTTCTAGAGTCTTATATTGAGCCATAAAAACTCCTAAAATTGAAATATTTCATCATAACTTATAAGTGCTAATATTTATCAAAGACTTGACTTTTTCACCAAAAATCTGTATAATATGATAAATATTTGTACAAATGCATTATTGGAGACAACATGTTACATGACATTAGAAAATATCAAGCCATCAAAGGCATAGATTTACCAGACTTATTTGACGCAGGGTTTACCACCAAACATGCTGAAGAAATACGCAAAATATTAGACATAGCACTAGATTGGACCCTCACAAACAACAGTGATACCCCATGGGATATAGAAGGCAAGCACAACATAGATTTTGGCAATGCCTGTAGACGTGCCAGCACTATCAGTCAATGGGCAATGATTTATTGCACCAAACGTATCAAGCAAGATTACATCAAAGAAGGGTATGCAAATTATCAAACTGACATATCCAGTGTAAACACAAAAGTATTAAATGAATTATTAAATGACACAGTAGAATCTGTGGCAGTGTGTTGTGCTGATGACAAAAACTATGATGTAGACTTTTTGGAGTTCATGAATGAAAGTGCATCAAAACGTAAAAAATTCAAACCTCATCAAACCTGGCAAATAGGCAGTGAATTCTGTGAAGCAATGGGTGTGAAATATGTAAACCCAGAAAAAAGGAACATGATAAAATGAAATTAAACACTTTACCAGGCCGTTTGTCATTCAGTGATAATTCTCAGTTAGAAGCAGATATAGCCTGTTTGTATGATAGCATATTGCTAAAATATGGATATCAAGACATCATTGACAAAGAATTAGAAAAAAGAAAAGCAAATCCAAATTATGGTTTAGAAATTGTACACAACATTGATGATACTTTATTTCATTGTGTAAGAGATGAATTTTTATATAACCATGGTGGTGTGCCTAGACCTAACAATGATTGGAATGAATTATTTGAAATCATGAGAATTAGAAATAATAAAACTAACATACAAATAGAATTGACACCACTGTATAATGCCAAAGTAGAATTTTACACAGGCATCATGCAGTTGTTTCAAAAATATGGTGGCATACCTAAACAGTGTGCTAAGTAATAATATCAGAGAATGTTTTCACTGATAAGCCGGTATAACATAAATTGTGTGTAGATCTTTTAACCGGCAAGATCAAACTACAGGCACTGTGTAACGCTGGCGTTGCCGGCAACACTTTTAACTAACTAATAATTAGTAACAGGTTATATATTACATTTTTTAGCACAGTGTAACAAGATTGCAAGACTAATAATTTTAACCAATTTTTAGTATTTAAGTAACTTGCAATTTTAAAATACCCGGCTTAATCCCCCGGGTATTTTTTTGACTTAAAAGGTTGACTTTGATCACAATTTCTGGTATAATATAAAAATAGAGAAACAGGAAATTTATTAAAATGAAATTGCGTAAAGTCACTAAATGGTATCATGCCACTTCATTAGAAGCCGCACAACAAATTCTAGACTGTGGTTATATCATGCCTAATACAGATCATATGATATTTTTAGCAACCAACAAAGAAGATGCAGGTTTCTTTTTGAATGCCAGAGGGCATAGCAAATATGCTATTTTTGAAATTCACAGAAGAAATATTGATAACATGTGTTTGTTTGAAAATCCAGCAAGTAAAAATATGTTAAGTAGTGTTTACACAAAACCTATATCTGTTACTGCAAAAAATTGTAGATTAGTTGAAGATGACAGAGATTTTACACATGGTATTCCTGGTGTAAACATAATCACAGAAGGTAACGGCAAAACTGGTTTTAGTGTTGATCCAAAACAGTTTACACAACATCTCACAAACAAAATTGGTGCTGACAATTACAAACAGTTTATCAATTTGATGGATGCTGGTAAACAAACAGAAGCAGAAAACTTTTTAGAAAAAAAATTACAAGAAGTTGCATAAAAAGGTTGACTTTGACCACAAAATGTGGTATACTATGTATATAGTTTAACAAATAAGGAGTAACTATTATGATGAAAGTAAGAGATGAGAATAGTGTGTTTTTATTGGTAGACACGCCTATTTACAGAGAACAGTGTTTGGAACTTTGGAACCAATTTAATAAAAATTTAACAAATGATGTTTTCAAACACCTTGAAGATATTACTCATGATGGCTATGGTTCATTTGTAATAGAATTTCAAGAAGGTCATGATTTGACATTTAATGATGCATTTGCTGTTACTTTATGGGAGGCAGGTGGTGAACTAATTGATGATATACTGTTTATAAATGAAATGGTATATGATTTAGTTGAAGAAGGTGACCATACACCTGCAGAAATAATTCAATATTACAACAATGCTATTGAAAGAATTGGTTATCCTTTAGACAAACAAGCCACAATTGATGCATTTGAATATAGAGGTCAAGAATATATTGATGCTATTGAATCTGTCTTTGAGGAGGTGGCGTAATGAATAAATGGATAACATTATCAGAATTAGAATTATATGATGTAATTATGTCACCTAATACTTTACCTGAACCGTATAACAATGCAGGTCCGGCTATGGTAGTTGGTATTAGTAAACAATTTGTTACTTTTAAATGTAATGGTGTTGAATGGAAAGAAAAGAAAACATATACAAAGAATGGTATTGTTAGAGACAACCATTGCACATTAGCAAGAAAACATAGTGAGGTGGCGTAATGACTAATATTGATAACACATTCACTATGCGTAGATTACTCAAAAAAGATAGTATTGATAGAAATGAATTTATTGAATTACAGACAGAGTTTGCTAAGTGGTTGATTAAGTTAAATAATATCAAAAGACAAAAACAGATATTGGACCAAATGCGTAATGCTGGTGTCATAAAAGAAAATGAATATGATATGTTACTGATGTTGTGTATGTCTGAGGTGGCATAAAAAGGTTGACTTTTAAATTAAAATGTGTATAATTAGTATTGTGCAATAGCACTTTTAATATGGGTCAATTATTTGACAGAATTAAAACTCCTTTTAGAAAAAGAAAACCCCCAATGCTGATGCAAAGGGGGTTTTTTTATGCTGAAAAATATCTCTTACATGGCCACACATAAGAGTTTTTTATGCCAAAAGTTTACGTTAAACTTCTGTTATGTAACACATAACACATACATCACATACACTACACTGTTACACAACAGTATTTATGCTATAATGATTGTGTCACCTTTGTGGTTGTCCACACTGCTGTCTACCACATCACCTAACACTTTCTTCTTCAGCATACCCTTAGGTGCTTCATAGTAGTTGTCATAGTTTGCTCCTGGTACTTTGCCCCCCATTTTCCAAACTATTGCATTGTGTACAGGGTTAGTCTCATCATACCCCCAACTTTGTGCTTTGCGTCTTTCTATTTCTTTTTTATTTAACCGGGATTTCCTGAACTTGCCCTGATTGTATCTGTTCATTGCTCTGTGTTTCATGTTTTTTCTCCATTGCTTGTTTAAATGCAGGATTGTGTAACTCTGTTACATCTTGCCAATCATATGATCCCCATTTGAGATGCCAATAACTGGCATATTCTTCTACGCCTTCTAGACTGCCTTCATTAGCAGGCACATACGCCCAAGTTCTTATTGTGGCATATGGTTCACCACCATTCACGTATGCATCTTTACTTTTTGATATGTCTCTGTACCAATATTTGTAGTGTTTGTAATCAATCTGCATGTTTATCCCCATAATGTTTTTTGTTTGGTGGTTCAACACCGTTTTGTCTTAATTGTTCAGCATAACGTTCTTGATCTCTTTTATGCTTGCCAAATATTTCATCCCAATTGGCGTTGAACTTTTGTTTGTCTACTGGACGTTGTGTGCTACCTTTGCCACCGCTCCATTTAGTCATTTTCATGATCCTCATCTATGTACACACCATTTACTTTTACTCTATAACTTTTGTTACTGTTCAGTTTCTTACCCCAATTGATTTGATCATAGTTGTCTCCAAATCCTGAACTAACTATGTCACCTTTGTATTTCAAGCCGTTACTTTGATCTTTCAGTTTCTTCAACATTGGTGTTTTGTTGATGATGTTGTCAAACTTTGTTTTGTTTTCATGTTGTATACGCATTTCTCTGGTAACTCTGTCTTCTTTGCTCATAGCATTCTCCCGGTGGTTCTGCGTCTGTTAGTGCCACCATTATAATTTCTACTTATAGGATACAATTGATACACACTGTAACTGAGTGCATCTGTTATGTGGTCATATCCTTTATCCTTTTCTGGTATTCTACTACCATCCTTGTATGAATGTTTGATCAGTGCTTCACGCAACTGTCTACATCTAGGGTCTACATACAAATGATGTTCACCTTGACTGTTAGTAAATCTGGCATTAGTAGAATTTATTCTGTCAATCACACTTGGATTAGTGTTATTTACTCTCAGTTTGAATCCTTGGTTTTGTAATATGATGTGATCTGTTAAACCATTAGCACTTGTTCTGCGTTGTGCTCCTGAAGCGTCTGGATATGCAAATATAGGATTTTGTGGATAACGTAATCTTAGTTCTTGACACATTTCCAGCGTATTGGAGGAATAAATGAGTATTTCATCTATAACATACATATCATCACCATGCAACACACTCACAGTACAAGTGCCTGGGTTTATGTTAAAATCAAAGCCACAGTGTAGTGGCATATTAGGAGGTATTTGTTCTGGAAACTTTTTAACACATTCATCTGTGAAGCCATAGTACACTGTTTGACTCCACGTTACAAATTGTGCTAGATACTCTTGTTCAAATGTTCTAGCATCTAGGTCTAGTTTTGCTTGAGCTAATTCTTCTGCTGGCACATTGCCACCTTCCAGTGTGGTAAATTGGAAACTTTCCCATTCTGCACTTTGTTTGGAGTTTACCCACATGTCATAAAACCAATTTCTACCAGTAGGTGAACTAATAAACAGTGCATCACCCAATGTGTCTGACAACATGGGTCTAACTACTGAAAACCAAGTTTCAGAATCTATGAAACTGCACTCATCCATAACCACAAAGTTGTATTTAGATCCACGTAATGCATCATGATTGTCACTACTACGCAAATATATCTTGCTGTTGTTTATGAGTGTTATACACAAGTCTGATTCATTTACTCTCTGTATCCAATTTATGGCAAACAGTCTTTCTTTGAGTTCATTCCAAAATACCTGCTTTACCTGGCGGTATGTTGGTGCTATAATACAGATAAGTTGGTTGGGCATTCTGGCATACTTGGCTACTTCATTTATGGCTAAGAAACTTTTGCCAAAACGTCTACCACAAGCGGCTACTCTAAAACGTGCATCTGAATTAGATATGGTTTTTTGGGCTGGACTTAACTTC